CTCCACCGAAGATCGCTCGTTTCGCTGACGCGTTGGGTTTGAAACCCAGCGTTTTGTTGAGACGCATGTCGGAACGACTGGAGGACATCAATGAGTGAGCCTTCTCAGAAGACGAAGAGCCTCGTAGACGCGCGTGACGGGAATTCGTGCGTGCGCTGCGGCAGATACCTGCCCGGTAGTCCAGGAGGCAGGCACCACAGGAAGATGCGCTCGCAGTGCTCGAAGTCGGTGGTGCACCGTCCATGCAATCTCATCGATGTGTGTGGTACGGGCACGACTGGTTGTCATGGGTGGATTCATGCTCACCCGGCCGAGGCGTATCGGTTGGGGTTTTTGGTGAAGAGCGGGCAGGATCCGGCGTTGGTTCCTGTTCAGCATTTCAAATTCGGGCTCGTGTATCTGGATGATGACGGGTTCTGGTCGAAGGAAAGTGGAGGAAAGTGAAATGAAGATGGTGACGATAGCGGTTGCGAAGATTCGTCCTGAGATCTATGAGCTCATCGAGAGCGGTGTGAAGAGGTTCGAGGTTCGGGGCGGTCAGGGGTTCGACTGGCCCAGTGACGACTTCGGTATTGACACGGACGCGATATTGGGCATTGATTACGTTGATTCCGAGACCGGCGAGGAACTTGGTTTATGGCGCGCAATGCTAGTGAATGACAACGATTACTACTTCGCGGCGACTCTGAAAAATGGAGAGTTGAATGACTCGGCGGAGTTGTGCTTGAAGCGTTCTGCCGTTGATGAAGAAACCTTCCGAGAACTGTTCGGGCTCCATAACGCTGGTGACCAAGCATTTCTTTACATTGCTCAGATCCTCGACAAGGTCAACAGTCCTGCAGAACTAACGACGGCTGGTGATTCCAATGAGTGATCACATCCTCACCACTGCGGAGATCCGCGAATCCTATCTGCCTATCCGCATGGATTCCGATGGCCTACCCGAGCTTGATGATTCGGAGGTTCGGAAGGTTGAGTTCGACACGTGGCTCGCAGCCCACGACAAGCAAATCGAAGAGAAGACACTGCTCTCGCATCAATGGCATCCATCGAATCTGGTGCGCAATCGGATGTTTGATTCGAAGAATCTGGAGGACGTGTTATGAGCTCTCATGGTGTGCTGTACCACGGTGGGGTTCCCGGTCTGCATCCGGGTGACGTGCTCGTTCCCGGTAGGGATGAGTATCTCGATGATTGCCCTGTGTGCCAGGCGCGCAAGCGAGGTGACATGGAGTTGCCGTCGTTTGTGTTCGCGACCCCGGTGAAAAGGTATGCGCGCGTGTATGCGGCGGGCTACGGGCATGGCGGAGGCGACGTGTACGAGGTGACGCCCATCGGAGAATGCACGCTAAGCGACGAGGATGCGGTCGAATCATGGCAGGCTCCAGCATTCAGAATCAAACGCATAGTCGAAGCGAGGGTAAGCCTCACCGGCAAGGAAATCAGACGATGGAAAAGAGAAACAGCATGAATGAGATAGAAAAAATTCAGACTCGGCTAAATCAAGTGAAGACCATCGCCGAAAAGCTTTATGAGATTGAGCATGATTGCGCCGACTGGCAAGCCACACGGGACCTCAAATACGCCCGAGAAAACCTTGATTATGCAATCCACCACCTCAACAACGCCATCAAACTAATCTCCGGAGAACCCGATGAGTAACCACCAACACCACCAGACAGACCACGAAAAAGAACAACTGCGCTCGCTGACGCACAAAGCGATGAAGATTCGCGCTGACGTCATTGATGCCAGTGCCGCTTCCCTCGACCCGATGCACCAAGTGGTTCTGTTGGATGTGGCCCGTCAGCTCGAGGATGTGGCTGACAAATTACGTGATGCATACGAATTCAATTATGTGGGAGAGATTTTATGAGTGATTTATTGACACCGCAGGATGTGCGGAACGAGCGGTTCGATGAGCATTGGCTTCGTGGTGGCTATGACACCGTGCAGGTGGATGATTTCATGCAGAGGGCCGAGCACACGATCGATTCGCTGACCAGGCGTATTCCGGTGTTCGATGCCGGTCGTGCACAGTCGGATATCGCGTTGGTGTGGCTTGACATCGAGACGTCTGGATTGGACCCGATGCGTGACGAGGTGCTTGAGGTGGGGGTGGTCGTCACCACTGCCGACCCGTTCGAGGAGTTGAAGTCCTGGCATTGGGTGGTGCGTCCGGATGATTGGCCTCATACGAAGGCCCGCATGGTGAATCGTGTTCGGCGCATGCATGAGGCGAATGGTCTGATCGGTGAGATCGACGAGGGTAATGGTTCTCCCATCACTGCGGTGTTAGAAAAGCTGCACTCTCATCTGCGTGCTTTGGGTTCTGAGAGGACTCTGCATTTGGCGGGCAACAGCGTGCATTTCGATAAGAGGTTCTTGGAATGGAGGAATTCTTATGTCTTCGACGCTTTGAGTCATCGGGTGGTGGATGTGAGCAGCATCGATGTGCTGTTCAAAGCCTTGAAACCGAACGCAGTGCCGGAGAGCAGGATTCCTCACACGCACAGAGTCATGGACTGTTTGGAGACCAGCCGCCTGGTGTACGCGGCGTATCTGGAGGAGATGTTCGGAAAGGACGCGAAGTGAGCTACTCACAGGAGAAGATGAACAAGGCGTTGAAGCTGATAGCCGAGCTTCCAGCTGATAAGGATTGGTTCATCGCCGCTGAGACGGGTATCAGCATTCAGCAGATCGCACGATTGAGGAAGGAGCTGGGCGAGTGAGCGCTGTCGAGGAGTACAAGATTCGCAAGAGCACCGTCGATGACATCGCCAAGCTGGTTCGCGAGCGCGGTTCTGTTGATCTATCTGATTTGTCGGAGTATTGGAACGGGAAGGCTGGTGAGCTTTTTACTGTTGCGCAATCTGAAGGACGAGGCCTGCCCCGGCGATCAGGTTCGGAACCGCGTATTCGAGAGAGCCAAGAATGATTTCCTTAGATTTCTCCTTCACTTTTTCCCAGAGGGTGGTGTTTCCTGTTGCGGCTTCCGCCATGTGGAGTGCAGAGAAGAGTCTCGTTATGGCAGAGTGCATGTCGAAGGGGGCTCCTGCCTCGTGCACTGCCAGTTCCCCGGAGAGGGTTGAGAGCGTTTGCGCGACGAACACTCTCAACCCGACCGGCAGGCTTGCATCGGCGTTCAAGGCTGTTGTGGCGTCGTCCAGAAGGCCAGTGAGATTCTCCTTGGATTCAGGAGTGAGGGTCGCGTCGAAATCCAACCAGTTGTCACGCACGTCATTAAGCATGTACACAAATTCCGCGGCTACTTTTCTCTTGCTCTTCCGTAAGGAATCAAAACCATTAGTCACGGATGACCAGTTCGAAGTGTTAGGTGCGGCCATTGATTCGAAGACCATCTTCCAGAGGCCACGCAACGAATCTTTGTACCGGTCAAACCGGCTCAACCCCATAGCCGACAACGCATTCACCTGCACCGTGATGTTGTTAATCGCATCTGAGGCGCTCGCCAAGTCATACACCTCATCAGCAACAACCGGTTCCACCTCAAGATACCTGAGCAAATACGCCGCATCATTCGTAGCCATAAGCGAATAATACCGCCACCCACCAAACCTCAAACACAACCAAAACGTCAGAAGGGAAACACCTTGAACACCTGCCCACTCTGCCACACCACCACCAACCAACCACTCTGCAAAAAATGCGCTCGCGAATGGGTGAAGGATCTGCATGAGATCTATGACCTCATTCCCCGTGTGGAGGCATTGGCGCGTAAGGAGGAGCATATGGGTGGTCGTGGGCAGGGCCGTGTGAATCCTGCTTTCGCCACCACACCCGTATCACTGAGTGCGATGGATTACCTGCAGACCGTTTATGAGTCGCTCGATGTGCTGGCGACCGACTGCAGAGTCCCTCACAGCGAGCGCACTCCTTGGAGGGTCATTGTGAAGAGGCTGATGGTGTTGGGTGTTGGTTTGGGTTTGGGATGGACTCCGGTGGAGTCACGAAAACTTACGCGGCGGGTGATGTTGGGGCTGCGTGTGCGTACCACTCCCGTGGAAGAGCGTTTGATCGTCGGCCGGTGTCTGAATCCAGTATGTGGTCGCGAACTGGTGGCCGTGAAGGGACAAAGCGAGGTCGAGTGCCATGCATGCGGGAGCAACTGGAACATTCTCGCGGTACTCGCCGCCCGTCGTGAGGAGGTGCGCGTCATGGACGTGAGCCAGATGAAACGGTTGATAACCACTCCCACTGGAGTCACGAGGTGGATACGGAAGAAGACGAACTTGCGCATCACACGGCAGGCGGTGAGCATGTGGATACGACGAGGGAAGATGCCCAAGACCAAGGCCATCGCCGACGGCACCTATGATTTCGACCGCGTCGAATTATGGGATCTGGTCATCGATGTTCTCTCTCAGCATGTATCGATTTGACAACGAAGGCTGTTACCGAGAAATTGAATAGAGTGAGTTTTTCCATATGGAATCTCACGGCAGGCTCAGCCCCGGTTAGCTCCCCAGCGCCGGGGTCAACTGTTCTTCCGCTTCAGATGTAGGATGTTCACAAGATATCCGCAAAGCTGGGGAGCATGCACATGTCATCACATTTAGCTTTTCGCCTTTTCAAGGTTGAAACCTTTCTAAAGGGTTCCAATAAGGCATTGGAAGACGATGTACTTCTGAGTGGTAGGGAACTGATTGAATATGTGGAAGACAGCCTTAGTGTTTTAGAGAAGCATATCGTGAGGGAAAAACCCTCCTTCTTGCTTCATCCTTCACAGTTTGAGGAGCATGAACCCATCGAAGGAGATCCTTGTTTCCTCGTTCTTTCGTATGAGAGGAGCGAGAGGCTAATTGCAGCCGTGGTTTCCCGAGGAACGTATGGGGAGCTCGACAAGCTGGTCGGTAGCTCAACTGATACGACTCAGGTAATCAGAGATAAGGCGGCGACGACCGATTATCTTGTGAAAATAGCTTTTCCAGAAAATAGCAACATTTGCTATGTCGCCGCTCAAGTTCGTGGCGTGAGGAATGCTGGAGATGAATTGTTCCGTGTTATTTCTCACGAGCAGCACAAACTGGCATCGCGGGTTGAGAACGGAGAAGTGGTCGTCAAAGACGATTGGTACAACCTGAGGGCCACGCCGATTATGGACGGGAAGAGGCTCGACAGTGTTCTGAACGGTGCCGACGTGACCGGAATGACGCTCACGCGCCGAGGCGTCACGAATTCTGGAGGCAGGCAGAAAGGGAAAACGAAGATTGCTGTCGGTCTGACACACCTAGACGATACAACAAAATTTAAGATCAAACAGGTACTTGAGAAGTGGATCACGAGGCGGAAGGGCGGAGTGGGATCCACACCCAGCGCCGGAGCTTCAGAAATAGCGACCGCCTTCCCCTCGGGGTATCTGAAGCCAGATGATTCCTGGGACGATGGAAAGATTTCATATATTGAAAATAATCGGACAAAGACCATCGCCGAGCGGGACATCGACAGGCTGTTCGTTTATCCCATGCCCGATGGCTCCACTCTCTCGAGAATGTGGGAGGAAGCGAATCTGCGATTGAGAAATATCGGAAAGGCGGATAGCGTAGAGATTCCGGCGGTGGATTAACAAAGATCGATACAGGAGATGAGTCATGGCACATCTTCCCATAAGTATCTATAGGGCACAGTATCGAGCGATGCTGAATTATGGAACCTCGAGACCGTTCAAGAAGAATGGCTCACGAATGGCCTTCACGTATGCTCTTCCAGTACTGTGCGCTTTTTTTGCCATCATCTTCAAAATGAGATTGACTTTTTCCGATTCGCTGCTGGCGGCATTGGGAATCTTGGCAGCCGCCCTCATCACGGCCTTTAGCCAGCTTGCTGTCTGGAGACAATCCCTCACGGCGGAAGGAAGCACAAAGAAGATGGCGCATGAGCCAGAACGCTGGTTGCTGGATACCTCCGTTTCTCATCTTCTAGCCGGCGCGTACAGCGCGATAATCGCATGTGTCCTAATCGTATTGACAAAAGCGGTCACCATCCCACCAGATTTTCCATGGCTGCTACACGAGGTTGGTTGCGGATTGATAATTCTCGTGACAGTTCATGTCGTTGCTAGCTTGGCGCTCGCTTTGCCCGGTTTGTACGATTCCTATGTGCAGCTCAACAATGTTGATCCGTTGCTGAATGGCCAGAATAAAGAATAATGAGTGTGAGAGCATTGGCTTGCTAATTCAGCGTAGTGAGCATTCTGTTCGTCTATCGTGACGTGAGGGGACTGCACCATGCCCAGAGCTAACCCACGCCGAGCAAACGGGCACAGGCGAGACGAGATGAAGCGCAGAGTGTTCGCCGCCTACGACGACTGCTACATCTGCTACCGCCCAGTAGACAAGAGCCTGCGCTGGCCGAACCCATGGAGCGGAGTCGTAGACGAGACCATACCCATCGCACGCGGAGGAACACTCACGTTCAACAACAGCGGACTCGCACACGCATGGTGCAACAGGATCAAAGGCACACACAGCCTCGAATGGGCACGCAACGAAGTCAAACGACTCCTCAACGGCACCGACCCCGACGGCCTCATCAAACCAACCTCGAGGAAATTCACCACCTCCGAATGGTGACCACGGTGGGGACGGTATCCCCCACACGGCAACCAAAGCCCCCTCCGCTGCAGGGCTAATATCTCCCCGGGTTTACCTTTCAGCGTTCGAACGCTGAATAATCCGGTTTTATTCTTTTCATCTTTCATTGTGTTCTCTTGGATTAGGGGTGGTTCGTGTGAGTGATTCGCTACCGCTGAATAATCCGGGTCCCATCAGTGTTGATTTGCGGGTGTGCCCGATCTGTTCGACGACGTTCATTCCGAGGAAGACCGGTCGTGAGCAGGTGTACTGCTCGAAGCGCTGCAGCAACCGTGCCGCCTATTTGAGGAAGAAGGGAGAAGCTGCACCGCCTGCAAGCAAGTCGAAGAAGCAGATTCGGAAGAAACGACCTGTAAAGAAGAAGACCGCGGCTTCTCCCGATATCTCTCCGGAGAGGTTCGACGACATGATGGATCCTCCCGGCTCCTATGAGGACATGCTGCGTCTCTCCTTACGGACTTTGAAGACCGCGATGGGTGAGGCCAGTCCCAAGGACCTGCCCGCCATTTCGAAGCAACTCCTCTCCGTGAGCCGCGAGCTTGAACAGTATGCCGATTCAAACGACTTCCTCAATGAGGACACCGAGGTGGAGGAAGATGACGAACAATTCGAGCAGACGGTTATCTGACCTCGCCAGTCATCTGATACTCCCAGAAGGCATCAAGTCGACCGGTTGGCCTGCGGTGCGCAAGGCGGCCGCAAAGTGCGGCATCGAGTATGACGAGTGGCAGAACGGACTGGGCACCTGCATTCTCGGCAAGCGAGCCGACGGCCAGTATGCTGCCGGCATCGGTGGCGTGGTTATGAGCATCTGCAGGCAGGTGGGCAAGACGTTTTTGATCGGCACGATGATCTTCATGCTGTGCGTCCTCACGCCAGGTCTCAAGGTCCTGTGGACCGCGCATCGGTCCAGAACCTCCGACGAGACGTTCAAGACCATGCAGGGACTGGCCCGCAAACCCGGCATCAGCCGCTATATCAAGAACGTTCGCCAAGCCAACGGCCAACAGGAAATCGAATTCACCAACGGTTCCCGCATACTCTTCGGAGCACGTGAGAACGGATTCGGACGAGGTTTCTCCGACGTGGACATGATCATCATGGACGAAGCCCAGATACTCAGCGAAAAAGCCCTCGACGACATGGTGCCCGCCATGAACACCGCGAAGAACCCACTGCTCATCATGATGGGAACACCGCCCAAACCCAGCGATCCCTCCGAAGTGTTCACCGAAAAAAGACTCCAGGCGCTCGCGGGAACCGATGACATGCTCTACGTCGAATTCTCCGCCGACCGCAATGCCGACCCCGAAGACCGTGAACAATGGGCGAAGGCGAATCCAAGCTACCCCGTGAGGACCTCTGAATCCTCAATCCTTCGCATGAAGCTCAATCTCGGGGATGACAGTTTCCGCCGTGAGGGCTTAGGCATCTGGGACGAGAGCACGATTATTACGGCCATCGACCAGAAGAAGTGGGAGACGACGCGAGTCGAGCAGCGCAAACCCGGCGGATGGAACAGCATCGGCGTGGATATGCCCCCGGACCGCGCGTCATTGGCGATCGGAGCGTGCAGAGCCTATGAGTCGGGCGACGCTCATATCGAACTCGCTGTGTTCAGGGATACGAAGACCTATGGGACCTCATGGGCGGTGGATTGGATCGTGGAGCGTTGGCCTCGCATGAGCGCAGTCGTCATCGACGCGCAATCCCCCGCCACGGTCCTCGTCCCCGATCTCAGACGCAGAGGCGTGCATGTGACCCTCACCGGCCCCACCGATATGGGGCAGGCCGTCGGTCGGTTCCAAGACATGCTGCGTGATGGAAAACTCCATCATCTCGAACAGGAGCCGCTCGATCTCGCGGTCAAGGGCTGCACTCTTCGCAAGATCGGTCAGGCGGGTGCCATGGGCTGGAACAAGCTCGGCAGCGACGTTGACATCAGTCCGCTCGTCGCCACAACTCTGGCTCTCCATGGAGCCAAGACCTCACGACGCAGACCAGGAACAACCCAAAGGATGGTGAGACTTCCATGATCGTTTTCCCCAGCACCATCAGCGGTTTGCGCCGTGATGAGCAGGACCTCTACCGCAAGCTTCTGCGCAGGCTCTATAAGAAGAGGAAGCGCAATAGGCTGCGCTCCACGTATTACAACGGGCGCAACGAGCTGCATGACATCGGCTACTCGCTTCCACCGATCGCCAAGGACATCGAAATCGTGGTGGGTTGGCCGGAGAAGGCCGTGGAGGGATTGGCGAATCGGGTGCGTCTCGACGGAGTTCTTCCCGATGAGGGCACAGAGCTTTCCGCAACCGTCGATCATCTCTTGGAGGACAACGATCTGGCGCAGATGGCGCAGTCGGTGCATACCGACGCGTTCGTTCATTCCTGTTCGTTCGTCGCCGTTCTCGCCGGGGACATCTCGATCGGAGAGCCTGAAGCGATCCTGCAGGAGTTCACCGCTGACACGGCCACCGGTGAATGGGACAAGCGGCGCAAAAGGTTGAAGACGGCGCTGCTCTTCGAGACAGACGATTCCTCGGAGAACATCACGGCGGCCTATCTGATGACCTACGAGCAGACCATCACCATCATTCCAACCGGGGACGGCTGGCACGTCTCCGAACGCTACGTCGATGGCTCGGGGCGCATCCCGTGCGAGCTGTTCGCGTTCAAACCCGATTCCAAACGTCACTTCGGCCGCTCCCGCATCAGCCGCACCGTGATGAGCCTGACCGACAGCGCAGTGAGGACCTTCACCCGCTCCGAAATGCAGGCCGAACTGTATTCGGTCCCTCCCCGCTACTTCCTCAACGCCGACGAATCCATCTTCACCGACGAGAACGGCGACCTCATACCGAAATGGAAGGTTCTGTTGGACCAGACCCTCGTTCTCCCCTACAACGAGCGCGTCGACAAGCAGGTGGAGGTCGGACAGTTCCAGCAGGCGAGCTTCGAACCGCATGTGGCGCAGCTGCGCCAGACGTCCACCATGTTCGCCTCCGCGACCTCGCTACCACCCGACGCGATGGGAGTTCTCACCGACAACCCAAGTAGCGCCGAAGCGATCGACAAAGCCACCAAGGAGCTGTGCCTTCTGGCGGAGGAATGCCACGTGTGGTTCGGCAAACCATGGGAACGCATCATCGCCCGCGCCCAATTGGCGGCAGGAACCGACGGAGACCTTCAAGCCGTGCATCCGCTCTGGCGCAACCCCTCGACCCCGAGCAAGGCGGCAGCGGCGGACCTCGCGCTGAAACTCGTACAGGGAGGGGTTCTCCAACCCGATTCCGAAGTCACCTACGACATGCTCGACTTCACCGACCAGCAGCGGCGAACCCTCAGGGGCGAGCAGCGGCGCAGGCAAGCGCGCGAATACATCGCAACACTGACGAACGGAGCACAGAATGTTTCTCAGCAATCTGGATCTGCCTCCGCAAACGGCTCAGGCTCTGGAACTGGGAATCAACGATCTTCGTGACGACTACCTCGACGGCCTCGCCGACCTGCGCAAGCAGGCGCAGCTGGCCGCCGAAACCATCATCGAGGAGAACGGCAACGACCTCGCCCTGCTGCGCCGCTCGTACGAGGAGTATGCGGCCAAGACCAACGAGCTCGCCAAACGCTACTATTCCGGAGTCCGCGACCTGTGGAGCACCCTCGCCGACATCGACATGGAAAGCTTTGACCCCACCACCATCGATGCAGACCACGCAGCATGGAAGCAGTTCGGAGGACTCAACAACACCGACCATCCCGGCTACGACCTCGACTCGATCAGGACCGGGCGCAACAAAGCGCACCTGAGCATCGACGACATGTGGAACCTCGGGATAAGAAACCTCGACACCGAAGGACTCATCAACCTTGCAAGCCAGATCGTACGCAACACCGCACGCCTGACCATCGAGGAATCCGCCGAGAACGACCCCACCAAACCCCGTTACGCGCGCGTGCCCTCAGGAGCCAAGACCTGCGCCTTCTGCCT